CAATCTTAACCTCTTCTTGTTTGCAGAATTTAAGTGCCTTTTCTTGGACAAGTTCAACACCATCAAGTGGTGCTGAACTAATCTTACTTATGGTATCAATAACAATTTTTAAAGCCAATTCTTGTGTTATTTCAGACTTTGCAACAACTTCCAATGTTTGAAAGTTGGGGGCAGCATCATATTTCTTGTGGTACTCCTTAATCATTTGAATGATTAATTTGAAATACTTATTTTCAAAATAAGATATTTTAATGAAGTCTAGTATTGCTCTAGCAAATTCCTTATCTAAAATAATCTGATTGATTAATTGTAGTTGGAACGTCTGCCCCAAATAATCAAAATTCTTTGACATAAAAAAATTATTAATAGTTAGACAATAAATTCTTTTCTAAATACTCGTGTGTTAAATTTTGACTAATTAAAATGTTTGTTAATTCTTTTAATGTTTCCTTAATAAAATTACGAATATCAACTGTGTATCTTACCTTTGGTGGATAAAGTTTGCCATCAATTATCCTGTGAGAAATAATTTGGTCAGAAATTTTAACATAAATATTAAAAAATTCAGCCTCATCTGTTGATGACGTTTCCATTATTGTGGGGTCATACAAAATACTATCCTTATTGTCCATCAAATAACCAATTGATTTCATCTTTAAATACTTCTCTAAATCTTCTGAAAAATACTTAACAAAATCATACAATTCTACCGAATCTTTTGCATCTGTATTAAGATTTTTAATGTTTAAAAACCTCTGAACAATAATGTTGTTGTTCAATGTCAATAAAAATTCCACCTTTGTTGTCTCATTCTGTCTCATAAAATGTTGTTTAATTATTAATTTTTTCTTTCTTTTCTACTCAATTTCATAAATGGTCTAACAAAATCAACCCAAGCATCATCCCTCTTTGGGAGAAACTTAAAGAACCCATCATCATTCATTAATTTCATTAAATTCTTATAACTCCTATCAGTTGGGTCTAACTTATCATTGCAAATCTCATTAACCATTTCCTTTCCGTTTTCAGTTATTAAGGGATTTTTTAAATCAATTATTTTACCAATTTTATCAAAAAACTCCTCTCCAACAAAACCAGATTTACTAATACCTGATACCAAATTATCCAGAGATTTATTCTTTTTTTCTTCAAGCAAAACTTTTGCTTCATTTAATATTTCATCCAACTGGTAATTTCTCTTCTCAAAGTTTGGGAAAAATGCTTTTAATTTCTTCTCACCAAAATTTGATATCCCATCAATATTATCAGAAGTATCTCCCACAATTACTTTATAAATATAGACATTATTATGTGGTATGTCAATATCCTTAAAATGAATCAAATCCCCATTCTTACTATATGTCTTTGAACTTGGTGAATATACTGTTACATTTTCTCCAATTAATTGGGTTAAATCTTTGTCCGCTGAAAATATAATCATATTTTCATCTTTAGCTATCTGTGTATAATAAGCAATCAAATCATCAGCCTCATTCTGATCCACTTGGCATTGTCTAACAAAAACTTCTTCAAGATAATCCTTAACTCTTTCTCTCTGGTATAAATATGAGGCATACTTATGTTCATCCATTGAAATCTTGCGATTCTCCTTATATTTTGGATATATCTGTTTTCTTATTAATGAGTTTTCATTGCCATCCCAAAATACAACAACCTTATCATGATTATGTTTTTCAAGAAATAATCTAATTGTGTTTAAAAAATGGAAAACCCCACCAATGTGCTTACCATCAGAATAAAATTCTCTTACTCCATGAAAACCTATTGTAAATAGGTTGTTACCATCAATTAGCAGGGTTTTCTTCATATTATTCAAAGATTATAGTTTCTTCTTCATCTTTTTCTGAAAAGGTAATATCACCATCCCCAGACAAAATACCATTCCAATATTGTGAATATTCTTTTTTATATTTTTCAATTGCCTCTTTTGTGTCTGGCAAATATCCTTGTGGTACAGCCAATATCTTACCATCTTTATAAGCAATACCAGTAACGTGGTTTTTCAATATTGAAACCTTTGTTCTAATAGCATAAGAAACAGTTCTACCATTTTTTGTAGCTGTTATATGGTTAATACCTGCATTCTTTTGATTTCCAAATAAGAATATTAAAGAAGATGCTAACCAAAGTGCCTCACCACCCTTTGCCTTAATTGTTGGCTGACCAAATGGCGAATCTGGTAATTCAACCCAAGGTTGATTAATAACAACCAATGTATTATGATAGGGGTATTCTTCTTTCTTTGATTTTGAAATCCTTGAATGTAACCCCATACCAACTTTATCAGCAAGAACAGCAGCATTGTGCATCTTACCACCCTTACCATCAAAAGTCATCTTACAAGGTATTGAACCAATACTATCAATTAAAAATAAAACAGAATATGGTAAATCACCTTTCTCTTGTGCATCCAAAATATCATTTATGAATTCTGTCATCTGCTCAATATAATCAAATGAATCATTGAAAATGAAATCACCATCCCATTCACCATCTTCATTAATTTCAGCATTTAGCCCCAATTCAACAGCATGTGCCCAATTCCATTTCTTTTCTGTTATGATAAAAATGGGTAAGTGACCTTTCTTCTGAGCATCAGCAGCAGCCAATATCATAGCAGTTGTCTTACTTGTATTGGAATGCCCCAGAAACATATTTATACCTCCCATAACAGGACCAGGCACACCACAAGCATTATAGAAAGCATCCCCACAAGAATAATAATCTTCAGGTTTATACTTTGTTTTTGTAGAAAACTTATCCTTAATAGCATCAATACTATTAACTGATGCCTTTTTCTTTATAGCCATATTATATTTTTTTTAAGAAAATAATGGGGGATATATTAATATCCCCCACTTTGTAATTTAGATTTTTCTAAAATTAGAATGGTAAGTCATCATCAATGTAGTCATCCTCAACAACCACATTGGTTTTCTGAACTGTTGCATTTTTTGCAACAGTTGCCCCACCAAAGGATGCTTCAGAATTTGATGTGTTTAAATAAACATACTTACCTTGGGAGTCATCCCATCTTGGGGATTCTCCTCTTGAAATTGCTTCAAGATATTCTACTGGTTTTCTACTATAAACATCTCTCCAAGTAGATTCATCTTCTACCCATTTTTTTGTTAAATTAGCATCTGTAGATAGAGGAGCTGGATCGTCATACATAATTGTGGAAACACTTGTGTATTCCTTTCCTTTTGGACTTTTTGATTTAACTAACTCAATAATCAAATCTCTTCCATTATCAATATCAGAAATATCCCCCTTGTTTCTGAAGATTGGTATCATCTTATCTAAGATACCATCCTTCTTGTAATTGTGCTTAAATCTCCAATACTTTGGTCCTTCTTCTTCTTTGTCTCTATCAATAACCTTAACAACATAGAATAATTTAGCCTTATAATCTTTGGCTAGTTCATCATCATCTTTACGTTTTGTTGCTTTCAATGCATGGTAAACATCATTCAATGGGGATGCTTCATTGTCATTACCTGCTGGGTCATAAATCTTTTGGTAATACCCCCCAACTTGTAATTCATGAAACCAAGTCTCCTTAAATACAGATGAACCATCAGTTGTAGGCAAAATCCTAATTCTCCTTTGTCCTGTGTTCTCTTTGTCAGAAAGTAATAACGTAAAATAACGTTTCATTCTGTCTTCTTGCGATAATTTTTGGGAATCCCCTTTTTGGTTTTTTTCATACTGCGCCATTATGGCATCTAAATTCGACATATATATATAGTTTTTGTTTACAACAATATTACATAACAATGATAGGTAACTTTATCAGAAAAAAAAAGGGGCATTACCCCCTTTTTTATAAAATATTAAAATAAATTATCTTCTGAAATTATAACCCTCATCACTCATAAAATCACCCTCTTCATCATCCATAGAACCAAATGAATTCTTTATCTCATTTGGATTAATATTTACCACATCATCTGATGTTAAAACATAATCATTTTTTCCACTCTTTTCCATTTCAACTTGTTTGTCATCAAAAAATTGAGATAGTTTTTGATTGAATGGATAAGAATCATAAGTTCTTAACTCTAGTTTCTCCTCTGGGGTCTTTTCACGATACTTCTCAACCTTTGAATCAATAGCATTTAACTTCTCAAAGATACTATCCATTTGGGCTAATTTCTCCTCCAACTTGGTAATTTGTGAAAATAAATTATCAAAATATTCAGTCTGTTTTGATTCAATATTTTTTTGGCTGCTAACTAAATCAGTAATATCTAATTCTTCTGAATCACCCTCATCTCCTTTTTCTTCACTATCACCTTCATCATCAATAACTGTAACATCTTCATCAGCATCAACATCAATTGGTTCTGGGTTTGCAGCACTTAAACTATCCTCGGCACCTCCTGGTGGAATTGGTGACACTTCTCCTGGTGGGGTTAATGGGGCATTTGGCATTGGTGCAGCATTTGGATCACCCATAGGTGGTGGTGGTGGGGGTAAAGTTGCATCTTGTTCACTTATATATCTATTGATATTATGATATCTACTAATTTCATTTAAAATTTTCTGATCTATTTTCATTTTATTAATCGTTTAATAATTCTTTTATCCCACCATGAGTTTTAACCTTAACTTGTCTGTTAATTGTTTTAGTTTCAGTACGCTCAATTAAGCCATCCTTTTCTTTAACAACAAAACATTCACCTGTGATTATATCACAAACTTCTTTGGAGCCATCATCTAATATTTGTTCTTTTGTGGAAGATGAATGCCTTAAATAACTATTTAAATTCTCAATCATATTATTTTATTTTACATATAAATATATCAATTAAACCAATTATTCAAATAATTTTAATTTAATTTAGGATATAAAATTAATTTTGTATAATTAACTCTCCAATATTTTATTTTTAATAAAGTATTCTCAATAGAAATAATATCCCCAATCTTATCATTATTATCTGGGTTTTCATCATTTTTAATGTAATTACTATCACTTTCTATTTTTAACCTAATATCATCTTGTGTTAACTTATATTTATTATCTGTAGTTGTTGCAGATTCAGCAATAAACTTTATTCCAGTATAAGGCACATTATTACTTTCTTTATCTATTTTAATATTAACTAATATTGAATAAGTCTCCCCAGATTTAACATTAACTTTAAAATCAGATATAATTGGTGCACCATCAAGAACATATAATTTAATTAATGTTTCCTCAATAGTTTTATTCATATTATCCAAAAATAATAATTCTTTTGGATTTTTAGTTTCAAAGAATAAATCTAAATAATATGGTAAAGTATATGAAGGCTCCCTTGGTATTCTTGTTGTTTTAATATTATTATATGTATATTCACACACTTTATTTAATTTAACCAAATTAGCATTATTTTTTGCATCAACATAATTTGCTTCTTGATTTTTCTTAAAATCTTCTGGTGGGGATAATGCCCTCAATGACACATATGCACTTTGTAATTTTTTTTCTAATGCAGCATAAACCTTATTCTTCTTTAATTTTTCAATTCTATTTACTGCACCTAATACTGCATCATCAGTTGGATTTTCCCCATAAAGCCAAAAAATTATATATAAATCTATAAAACTACCTAAATTGCTTTCTACCCTTGACACAAAACCTTCAAGTGCCAAACTCATATATTTAACATATAAATCAAATGAACTAAAAATAGCAAATGGTGTTTGTATCTTTTCATTCTCAACATTCTTTGCACAATAAAATGTTTTTTTATCTTGGTTAAATGCTGATGGATTACCCCTATCATAGGTTAACCATACATTTCCAAAGTTATTGTGATTTGCTTTAAATTTATTATCATCAAAAGATGACAGATAACTTATAATGTAAATATAATCAGCCAATTTACCACCAACCGTTTTGGTTATTCCAGAATATATTTCAGTTGCAGATGAATAAATAATATTTTCATCTGTTATTCTTTCATATTGAATATAATTTTCAAATAAGTATTTTCCACATTCACTTGAATTTGTTTGCTTTGTTCCACTAGTTTGAGAATTATTTGTTTCACTAGATTTTTCTGTCTTCTCATTTTGAATAGATTTAGCATAATTACTTTCTATCTTGGACAATAAATTTTCATTAATACTAGTTAAATATGTATCTGTACTTGGGGGGGCATATATACTTTGCCTAGTTCCAGTAAATGTAGTTTCAAATGTTCCTGGTGCAATTTTGTGTGATACTTCTGTAATGAAATAAGGTCCACCAAACATTGGAACATGTTCCAAATTGAAATACATTGTTGGTTGAATTAAAGCATTACCAAAACAAGTTATAGTAGATTTATAACTTAAATTCTTATAAAGATTGAATAATGAAGCACTTTGAGTAGTTTCACCCCTACCTGAAACAGAATTCCTAACTTCCTCTTGTTGTATCAATGATTCCAATGTTGCTGTACCATTATTCTGGTCAACTGTCACCCCATAGAATATGGCTTGATTCCTAATTCCTGCATCAACCAAAAAACTAACACACTTATTTGATTGAGACCAATCTTTTTTACTTGTTTGATCCTCCAAGAATGGTATCTTTGATGGTTTTAACATATCAATGGCATCATCCCCATATCTAAAATCTTTTGGACCTTTAGGTGTTGTTGAATCTCTTCCAGAAAAAATACAAACCAATTTTGGCCCTGATTTTCTATAATCAACATCTGTATAATTTCCCCAAACATCATTGGCAATATCAGTAGCACTTTCAATTACATCTTCAATAATATCAGTTGGTGATAATGCCCCATAGAAATTAACATAAGATGGCATTGGTAAAACATTAAAGTTATTCTTAACAAGAATTCCACCAATGAAATTAAATACCGGGGTCTTTAAATTTGTTTTTGTCCCTACAAATATTTTCTTCAAATCAAAAATATCCACATAATATAAATCACCAATATTCCTACCACCCCTATCCAAAAATAAAACATCCTCAAATAAAGTTCTACTTGTAAAATCACTGCTAGAAATCCACTTATCATTTATTGACTTAAATGTTTCATATAAATCATATTTGGAAAATTTACTATCTAACCCTGAATTTATTTCATTAATTTCAACAATATCAATATTATTAATTTCTTTTGTTAATAATAATAATGTTTCATTTAAATTATCTTCAACAAAAGTATCTAATGAATTTTGGTGATTGTTTAATAGAATTAAAAATTGTTGTTTGTTAAATAGGGGATTATTTAATTTTTGTGTTGCATATATTTTAATTGGTTTTGCTAACGCAATAACATTTGCTTCAGTAAATTCAATATTGTTATCAATAAAGAAATCTGTAATATATGAACCATTATTTTTATACGTTAATGAACTAATTGTTGAAAATCCAACATGCTGCCTTAATGCCTTCCAAGCGTTTTCATTTGCTAATTCAGACAATTGTAATGCTATATTATTTGGTAAACTATTTGCAACATATCCTTTAAATGTTGCTGGATTTAAAATCCTAGAATTACCACCCAGATGACCAATTAATGAATTATAATAATATCTATCATATTGTGTTGGATTACCATACTTAAATAGCATATCATAACTCAAAAATCCATCCAAAAAATTGGTTATATTCTCTTCTTGATATTTGGCAGATTGTTCATAAAATTCAGAATCAATCAAATTAAGATGATTTGATGGTACTTCCATCAAATTCCTAAAAAGCAACTGGAAATTTTTATATGCTGAAACTGGATTACTATAATCCAAACCAATCAAATTTATCTGATTCTTATCTTGGTCAATATCATATATTGATTTGCTGAAATTTAAAAATTCATTTTCAAATAAATTTAATGTATCATAATCAAATATTGAAAATATATCCTCAATTGATGCATAATTTTCATTTCCAAAATCCATTAACAATGAAAACGCATTTACATCTCTTTTACTACTAAGGTACTCTGTATGATTTGGCTTTTTTAAATTATCTAATGTAAATGAATTATATTCATCTTGCATAGTCAAACTAATTGCCCCATTATGAGCAGTGTTCAATAATGAATCAACTGATGAATAAGTAGAAGTACTTTTAGGTAATGAAGAATTTGTAATTAAATTATTATTTGTTGATGGTAATACATAGTATTTAGATGTTGTACTAAAATTTGTATCTTCACAATAATTGCTAAATGTTGAACTATCATATATATTTTTTGGAACTAATGTGGTATAACAATTAAATGTTAATCCACTTATGCTATATGTTAATGAATTAAGCACTTTAAAACCCCTTTTCTCATTTACACTCAATTCATTATTTGTAAATCCAGAAAATAAATCATACCCATTTAAAAAAGCATTATAATCATTTAATAATACAGGATAAAAACCTATGCTAATATTATTATTCTCTTTTAATTTTATTGGCTGATTACCATTAATAATATATTCAAAATTTGAATCTGCATTAAAATTTGTTTTATAATCAAAATCTTTCCAGACTTCATCCAAAAAATCCACCCCAGTCTTAACTGTTTCTTTATACCTATGCCATATTGATCCATATTTTAATATCCAAGCATATGGTAATTTATGCAAAGCAGAATACTTTATAAAGGTTGCAAAAACGTGTCCATTCTTCTCTGGTTTGCCCTTATCAATGAAAAAACTGGTAAGGGGTGATAAGGGTAGGGAATTTAAAAAAAGATAAGCAGAAGCAATATATGGGTGTTTTTCACCTGTTCTCCATTTGTTAACCCCAACTTGAATTGCATTATTAAATATTGGACTATTAATTAAAGATTTTGTCTGATTTGTTGAAAAATTATCTTGATATATTGAACCATACATAATAGGTTTTTCTGTTGCAAAAAACTTAAATGGTCTGTTTGTTACAATTTCATTATATTCTTTAAAATTTGTTATTACATTTCTCTTCCTATTGAATAATATTGTTTTTGTTGTGTCATATTTATTAGCAAAATCATTAGTTAAATTTTCACTAACCCACAATGCATCAGTAAAAGGATAAGTAAAATTTATATTACCATCTGTTGGTGCTTTTTGAATTACATTAATAATCGTATTAGATTTTGATTCATTTAAATTATTGGTAAAATTATCTGTTGTTAATTTAAAATCACCAATATCATATAATTTACTTGGATTATTTAATATATCACTAATGTAGTTTGAATTGGAAAACCCATCCAAATATCTATTATACCTTTCAGATATTCCCCCAGATATATCTTCCAAAATTGCATTATAATTATCATAATCTAATCCATTTACTGAAAATAATATATTTTTTAATTGCTGAATAAAGATTACTGAATTGGTTGATAATGTATTCTTTATATTCTTAAATTCATTTTCTTTAATTAGCATACCAATCCTCTTGTCATTTTCATATATTGATGAAAATCCTGATATATATGATGATAATAGAATCCTATCCCATAATTCATAAAAGAATTTTGAATTTGATGTTAATTCATATGGTAAAACTTGAAATGGATACTCCATTGTTGTATGGACATAACTATTCCTAATAATTTTATCCAAATCAAGTGCATCTTTGGGGGATGGAGTTTCTGAACGTTTTGAATATCCAGTTATGTATTCTTCAACAAATTCAACTTCTGGCCAAACATCATAAAAATAACCCTTTGTTGTATTAACAACTGTTGGATCTCCTGGATAAACCAATTCATATTTATTTGCATCTTTCTTATCATTTGTTTGAAAAACCAATGGCCAAGGAAATACAAAATTATCTTCAGTATTCAAAGAATTATCATCTTTTGCTATTTGGTTATCACTAAATACCCCATCTATTCTAATTTGGTTATCTCTGGCATTCCAGGCTTTTAAATGAACATCTTCCATCAACCTAAGAAACCCTTCAGTTGTTGCCATAATAACAGCAATAACATTCTTTATGGTTGGTTTAAATCCAATTCCGGTTTCTTTCTTTTCAATCCTCTTTGCCAATTGTTCAGACAATGCCCTCTCAATACCATTTAATTCATTAATGAATTTTGCTTCCATTGAATTTCTTTCTTCAACAAATGGTGCAATAACAAAAGTGGGAGTTGTTCTTGTTACCCCAGAAATGGTGTAAGTAAAAAATATATTCTTCTCTATTCTAGTTCTACAATCATCTTCAGTTAATGAATTTAATTCAATTAAAGAAACAGATTTATTTCTTATTTTATATGTTTTACACCAATCAACATCAGAACGTTTAATATTAATATCAAATGTATTATAATTAATATTATTTTCAATTGGTGATGTTCCATATATACCAAAAGTTGGATTATCATTTAATTCACTATTGTATTTTGATATAATAGTTTTTAAATCACTTTCAACCAAAAGTATCTTACCATCCTTGGGATTATCTATAATTTCTTTCTTGAACCCATATGCTGGATATTTTTCACCTAACAATATAATAGGATTATTATCCAAATATTTATTATACCAAGAAGTAATACCCCCTCTTACCTCTTGATAATAATTGGAAAGGAATTTTTTATACCTTTTTCCATCTGTTAATTTCTGAACGTCAACTTTGTTTAATGAATTTAAAACATTTTGCTCAAACATCTCAAGTTTGTATGTTAATTCAGCCAAAGTTAATTCTGGGAAATTAATATCAATTAATCCTTTTGCTTTATATTCTTTGTATACCTCAATTATTTTTTGATAACCAAGTTCATTATTAACCTCAAAGACCGTTTCATCATTTAATGAACTTTGTATTTGTCCATCTGTTTGATTTGATATGTTGTTTACTTGGGATGGAGTTAAATCAGAAGGATTTGTTTGAGTTATCTTATATTTTTTTGCATACATATTTGGGCAAGCAATTAAATGCCCAACACTTATATCAGATAATACATTATATTTATACCCCAAAAATTCAAGATTAACTGTATAATCCCCACTTGTAGTATTAAAATTTGCATTGAATTTTGTCAAAACTAATTCATACCTAACTGCCTTACCATAATACCCTTTAATTGTTAAATAAAATGGGGGGTATGGTAAATTAAAAAATGCAGAATAAGGTGAATCATTACCCAAACTAAATAATGCTCTACCTTGAATATCCTCCATTGTAATGGTAACAGTGGGAACAAATGATGCATTTGTCTTAATATCAATCATTTTAATACCAAACAAAGTATTATCCTCAATATTATCCACACCATTCAAGAAATAAGATTCTTCACCTTCCCCAACCAAATCAATAGTTTTTTGATTTGTACCTTTACCTCCTAATGAATTTTTTCCTGTAAATTCATCATAATAACTAGAAGTAAAATAATCATCTTTTGTATTTGGTTTTAAAAAATTTATAGAAGCAAGTTTAATATTCTTAATAGAATCCTTGGGGTCACCCCCAATCAAAAGTTTTGTCCTTGGTATTAATTTTGTTTCCAAATTAGCATACATAACAAAATTTTCTGGAATTACAGCCCTGTCTATAACCTCCCCAGTATTGGTGATTATCTTGTTTGGATCAATATATATGACATTTTGATAATCATATATAACATGTACATCACCTTGTTCATTTGCCATAATAAAAGAAATAATTTTCTACTGCGTTTTTATAATCTAATAAAGAAGTTTCCAATGGAAATGGTATTTTCAACATTGCCCCATCATATATATTATTTTCAAGACCACCATGTTCTGGATTTGCAGCCAAAATAAGCCAACCAAAAAATGGACTCTGATAATATTGTTGTGAAACTTTATCTAATCTACTAACATTCTTTTTATAGAAAAATACATTATCACTACCCTTTGGGGGTAATTTTATAAATGGCACAACTTTCTGCTGCCCATTGTTGCTAAATAATGAATATCTATTATAATATTTTAAATTCATCTTGTTAATTTATTTTTAACTAAAATAAAATCATTATCATTCTTACTCCAAGTATTTTTATTATTATCATAATTTGTATCACCATTTAAATTTAATAATGCTTTTTTTGTTGCATTATCTGGTGAACTTATTTCATTATAATCAGTAATAAGATTTGTATTATTTATTGTAATACTTTTCAAAAATGTGGTAGCATCTTTAGTATAATTACCCAAAGCACTTAAAAATTTTGTTGTATTATCAAAAATACCTGAATATCCTTTTAATTTTTCATCCCAATATTCTTTGAATATTTTTGATATTTTAGTGTTAATATCATTTACTTTATTATCCGGATTGACTGATTTAATCAGAATTTGTTTTTCAAAATTTTCAAAACCATTTTTATCTTTTAATGAACCATATAGCAATAAATAAACCAAACTATCTTGTTCATTCATGTTGTATAAACTTTCTGGATCATAATTAGTCAATCTAAAATTAGGTAATATTTTATTTATATTCTCACCAACACTTTCCAAGATATCATTAATTATTGTCATTTTATTTTTTAATTCATATACAAAGAATTGTCCACTTTTATCAACATAACCATCATAACCATCATAACCATCATGTGTTGACATAACAAACAAAGCCTTGCTCAATACTTTTTGAAATTTCTCTTGGGCTTCAATAATTTTTATGGCAAATGAATTAATAATATTGTTAACCTTTGTCATTTCAGTATCAACATATAATTGATAATTCTTTGAAACTTCAAACTTTGTATTCTTATCTGATGAAAATTCACTATTTATTTTATCAATAAATAAATCAGTATTATTTTTAATATTACTTTTTATTTTTTTAGTGAAATCATCAATTTCCTTTTGATAATTTGTTGGTATGCCAAATAATTTTAATTCACTATTGTTTGTTGAATTATATATTCCCTCAATATTATTTAACGTTTTTAATATAACAGAAATCAATTCAATATTGTATGATTTAGAATTTTCTTGTATAGCAGAATTTATTGTATCAATATATGATGTTGCTGAATCTTTTAATTCATTAGCTAGATTCACATATGTTAAAGTTTTATTAACAATATCTAATGTACCAATTGTTGTATAGGAATTAACAACTGGAATATCATCAAAATTTTCTGTTTGACCTTTTTCTTTTTCTCTAATGAATTCCTCAATCTTCTTATCCATATCAGCCAAACTATCATCTGTTTTTTCTGCTCTTGCATCATAAACTTCAGTATTGGCATAATAATTAAATGATAATGCATTTTGCAACTTATCAACTGCTTTACTCAATCCACTAGCACCAACAAACTTAAATGATAAACTAATCTTTGCTATCATTGGTTGAAACCCAATTCCTTCTGGATTTATATCCCAACTTATTGGATCATAACTAATAGTTAAATTTTCTGGTATAATTTTTGTATGGTAAAAATCTCCAACCCTTAATATTAAAACAGGGGGTATACCAAAAGATGTATTCTTTGCATCCCTAACTTCACTTGCACCATCTTTCCTTATTGTTGGGATTGTCTCCCCAGGTCTAACACATTGTTGCAAAAATGTTAATCTACCATTTAAACCTTCTGGTGTTGTTGAATGGAATGCTGGTGTAAAATATTTTATTTTATCTTTTAAATTATTATATATAAATGGGCTGGTTTCTTCAATTGTTTCAAAATAATCACATTCAGTTAATAACTTTTGCAAGACTCTTTTTGATACATTTTTATATAATTTTTCCTCAACTTTAGTTGTTTCCTTTTCTTTTCCTTCTGTAATAACTTTAATTTGTGCCTCACTTGTTTGTTTTTTTGGTTCAATTTTTGGTGCAACCCCTTTCTTTATTGCAGTAACACCTCCTATGGCAACTCTTCTACAAGCCATAGCACTTACACTATAAATTGCATTCCCTGTAAAGCCACTACAAACATCAACTCTCTTTGTTTGGTTATTTGATGACTTTGCTGTAACACCAGTGTCTTCACCTAGATTATTTGTTTTTATTGTAAAATTTGGTGATTTTATATTACTCTTTAAATAAGATACTATACTACCACTACGTCTTGCACTTAATAATTTATTATAATTATTACTTGCTGGTTTTGATGCTGATGAATTAAGAGTAACTTCAACAGTATTCCCATCATTTTCTTTTAAGAAATTATTGCACTCAGTTATGAATTTGTTTAGTTCTGTAAAATTATTTTTAACATAATTATCCATAAAAGTTTTTAACTCCCCCTTATTATAACTTGTTGAAGCAGTATATGTATTAAATAATACTGTATAATCAGCAATACTTGATATAGGTTCATCATTATCAAAATAAAATGCAAAATCTGCATATTTGTCAAATACTGTTACTTTTTCATCAGGAGGGGTATCAATATCAAAAAGTGTTAAAGGGTCAACACCAGTTATTACTGTTCGTTTAATATAGGTTGTTTCATCTTTTGTAGATGGGGATTCTTTTACCATTTTTTGAATTTCTTCAAGTTCAGATAAAGTCATTGTATTATATATTTTAGCCAAATCATATATATCATACTTTAAACATCCAGCAAAAAAAGAAGTTAATATCCCATTTATTTGTTCAGAATTATTTTCTTTTTCTAAAACTCTATTTGCAATTAAATTAAGAATTGAGGGGTGGTCAACTACAATACTAAAATCCAAAGTACCATTTCTTGTTGTATTTTTATAAGTATAAACTGGTTCAGGTCTTCCCAAAAAATCATTTGCATTCCAATTTGCACTAGAACTATCTGAAACTTTTAAATCATATGGTGGAAACCACATTATTCTACCCCCATTTGGTCCCTTCTCACATTCTGGCAAATCTAAAAACATATTTGTTGTTCTCCATGCCAAATTCTCAATAGATAACATATATTTTTTAGCATCATTCCCCTTCCTTGGGGCAATACTTAAATCATAAGTTTTATTTATAACAGAACTCTTTAATCTCCTCCCTTCATTAGTTATACCACTTGTTTTCTGCAATCTTTCATAAGTCATATAGGGTGAATCTTTTGTAAATAATCTACAATATTCTTGAAAAGTGCCCCCAACCAAAGTTTCTGGGTTTTGATACTTATATGTCCTAACTCTTGAACCTTTTGTTATCTCTTTATATCCATCATTAAAAACTTTGCTAACTTGATCCATTGCATTTCCAACATGCTTTAATCTATTTGCCCCATTTGGTTGTGAATTAATAATTCTTTGAGTATCATCTAATATTGAACCTTTCTTTAATTCATAATTTGTTGATTCAGTTGAATCAAATGTTGTTCTCTTTGTACCATTCTCCCCAAAAACTTCACCACCTTTTCCAACATTCTTTCCACTATTACCTTTATATTTGGGTGATACCCAGGTAAAACCCCCTTCAATACCACCACCATCAATATCAGATATACCATTCAATGCCATAGGGGGATTAAAGTTTTCCCCTTCATATACTTTTGACAACTCTGTTGGTCCATAAACACTTATTTTAAGTGGTCTTCCAAATTGGTCTATTGGTAATTCACCAGCTGGAGATGCAATATCCCCAATATCCAAATTATCACTCCCAACATAATAGGTTTCAGTATTTTTTGTGAATAAATCTAAAAAAGAACCTATAATACCACTTCTTTCATAATTTGGCTTATATAAATTTTTATTTATATTTTTATATAAAACTGACCTCTGACCAGCCCCCATATTATCATAAAATAATTGTGAACCAGTTTTCTTTTGTTTAAATAACCCACCAAGAAAACCCTTATCCCCTTTCCCAGTTAAACTAATTGTTTCATCAAAATAGCTCCCAACAATACTAGGAAAAGGTAATTCACCCCCAGCTAAATCTAATGACAATTGTGCAGCACCAACAAGTAAATTACTTGGTTTTGTTATACTCCAATTAGGTTGTAATATGGGGTTTCTACCAGTAATAAGGTTATAAACATCTAATGGATTATTTAAACTATCAATTGTTTTTTCAAACTTTTTTATAACATTAAATCTATCAGTTAATCTACCAACTCTTTCTGTAAAATATTCATTTAAAACTTTTGCACCCAATCTTGTAATATATGAATCAGCAGCTAAATTAGATTTTGTTTCAGCATCATTTGTTAATATACCAAATGCAGTATATGTTGATGGTTTAAAATTAGGAACACCTTTATCCCAATAATACAATATCCCCTTTTTTGGTAAATTTGGGTCAAACCAATAATCAAGTTTTTCTAAAAAAATACCGGAATCAATAGTATTATCAGCTGTTGTATAATAATTTCTTGATAAATTTTCTAATAATACTTTATTATTAATCTTTAATGTATTAGCAATACCTATATTATATTCACCAAAATTTGATTTTTTATTTTTTAATATATTAGGATCAGTAACTTGTGTATAACCACCAACAGCACCATATTGATTTAATGGATATAATTGTTTTGAGAAAACTGGAGTGTCAATTAATTTGTCATCACTATCAATTACTGGAGAAACCCTAAATGGACCAGCCTCATAAAAAAATGGAGGAACTCTCCCAAAAGATGTTTTCTTATATGGAGGTAAATTTTTAGTTGTTAATACATTTCTATAATTAAAACTATTTCCAAAATCTAAAGGACTTCTCATTATTTTTTATATATAAATATTACTTATTTGGAATATTTATAGTAAGTTTTTTACCAAACGCATTATCTTTAAATGATTGATTGATTCTTTCAACTTGATTCATTGATTTTATTGCCCCTGTTGAATCCATTGATTTATGAATTACATCAATTGTTAAATTAAAATTAACTTTATTATCTTTTGAATTATTTATATTTGTTGTAGTATTTTTTATAATTTCTGTTCCTATATACTCTGGACCACCAACATTAAAATAAGGTTTTATTAAATTTTTAAAATCATTTCCACTAATTCCAGTTGCACTTGATAATTTATCTAACATATCCTTTGTTAAACTATCATTAAATCCACTTTTTTCACCAGCCTTATTCATTTGAGTAAGCACATCACCAAAATTTGGAAAGTTACTTAATATTTTTTCTAAATTGCCTTCAAAATTTCCAGAATTTTTATAACTATTAATTATGTCAGTACCTATATTAGTTAAAAATTTTCTGGTATCTTTCATGTCTGGAATCAATTCACGTAGATAATCATAACCCATTCCAATTTCACCTCTTACAGACTCTTGTGCCTTCAATAATGCTGGCGTGCCAGCAACACCAAATAATATTTTATATTTTATTGCTTGAACATCATTTTTTATAATATCAGTAATACTCATTGATTCTTTTGCAATTTCTTCCATTGTTTTTGGTTTCTCATCTGATAGTTCTTTTAGTTTTGAAATTTGTTCTTCTGTTAAATCTGAAACTTTTTGAGCAATCATTTCACCAGTTTTCTGGTCTTTAATATTAACAACATATTCACCCTTTTCATCTAAAAATGCCAAATTAGCAATAAGCATTTGTTGTTCCTCACTTAAATCAAATTTAAAATTTATTTGTGAAGCTCTTTCGTTAAATTCTCTTAATGAAATTGCCATTTGTTTAAGTTTATCTGCACCAATACCAGATGCAGCAGCAAGTTCATTAAACATACCCATAGCAGATGGATTTATTTCAACTCTACCTGTTTCAGCATTGAATTCAGTAAACCTTTCTCCAGCCTTTGCTATACTCTTAATCAGACCTTCTGGATTATTTAATGAACTATTCATTAATGAGAATGGATCAGCCAAATCACCCATAAAAACACCAAGCCTCTGAAAAGCAGCAGCTGTATCAATAGCACCCTCAACATTAAAAACTTTATCTGCTAATGATTGAATGGTACTCATATCTGTTTTAAGCAAAGTTGCTGTTGCAGCCATTTTTGAAAAACCTAAAACACCTTCTTTAAAATTAAATCTATTTAATTGGTCAGTATTATTAACTACTTGGTTCATTATGGATTTAGCATCCATACCAATACTCTTAATATAATTTAGTGAGGCTTCAATGTCACCTCCAACTTTAGCAATAGATATACCAGCATTTGAAAAATTTCTTGCAAGAGTACTAGTCTGTGTACCCAACAAATCATTTATTGCAAATATTTTACCATAAACTTCAGGGGTAAATAATACATTTCTACCAAGTGCTTCACCTGTGTCTTTAATCATTGCATTAATATCACCAATATCACCACCCAATTCACGAACAATAGGTGCAGTATCAGCAATAATACCCTTAAACTCATTTATTCTAGTTCTACCAAGAAGAAAATTCTTACTTAAATCAGCCGACTCTTTATCCAAAGCAATTAATGCCCCTGTGAAATTTGTCATTTCTTTTATTTGGTCTTTTAAAAAAGTACCAAGTTCTGAACCAAAAAGACCAGCTTGAACTTTGTCTATTTTTTCAAAAATCTTACTTATAATATTATCAGTATCTCCCACATTTGCCATAATATATATTTTATATATAAATAGAATAAGGGATGATTTTTAACATCACCCCTTATTATTATTATTGTTATCTTCAATCCATTTATTTATTAAGAATTTTCTTAAAAAAATGGGCATAATTAAAAAATCAGAATATGAAACATTTAATAATTTATTTAAATAATAAAAATCTGTTGATTGTGCAACCCTATAATCCGAAGAAAGGGCGAAAAAACTCAACCCCAAACCCAGCGCTAACTGTGGTCATATCTCCTGATGGGGTCTTTATATTTCTTTTTAAATTAAGTTTAGGCTCATTCTCACTCAAATACTTGCGTATAAATTTTGAATCAGCAATAGGCATAGTCTCAACATATTTAACAATGCTTACCTTATCTGGATTACCATTTATTTCAACAATCTCCCTTGATAATCTTAATGTTACTTTTGGTGCAATTCTATTAGTTGGATAAGAATCAATAATATCATTTATTTCAAGAATCTCCCCATAGGTTAATGGTTTAATTTTAACCACATCAGAACTTTTAGGTAATGTAATAGTATATGTACCATCACTATCAGGTGTATCACCCTTTTCAATTGATAATTCACTCAAATCAATAACAGCATTAAAAAACTTACCAGTCTTAGAATCCGGTACTGAAAGTTCAAGTTCAGAACCAAAAGAAGTATTTCTTAAAAATATTAGAACCGCTTCAATATCCCCTTCAATCATATCTTCTGGTCTTATATCATGTTCATATATCTTATTTCTTAAAAGTTGCAAAGTAAAATTCTTACTATTACCTAATAGTAAATTCTCATCACTAGCAGTTAAATAACCAATTTTAATTGCTTTCTTTTTGTTTTTGTAAAATATGCCCCCAGATGGTAATTGTATCACATCATGGGGTAGGTCAAAACTTGATTGACCATATTCTTTAGACTTATCTTCCATTTTTTTATCTTAAAAATAATAAATAAAAATTAAAAGAAAATAGATTACATAAACCTAATATAAATAAAAAGTTCATATATCTATGATTACCATAAACATATGAACTTTGTTTAATAAAAATAATATATTATATTAATATACTAATATACATCTATCAGGTTGAATTGTAACACTAATATCAGCTAATGAATCTGAATTATATGCTAAAGCACCAAAATCAGCATTTGTTATAATACAACCAATTAATTCCCATTTTTCAATCACAACACCAGTTGGGTCAAGTAATTCTAATGCTAAATTCTGCTTATAGCCAGAAGCATACCCCATTCTACCTGTAATTGATTCTGCATGCAATCTAACCCACTCCATTAATGCTTGAGCAGCAGATGGACCAATTGGGTCTCTGAATTTAATAGTGATTGGTTCCCATTTAAATCTACCAGAAACAAATGTTGATGTATTTAAAAATTCAATTTCTTTTGATGCTATTGATATTTTAGGTCTTGATGTACTTTCAACAAACCATTCATTTATCCCCATAGGAGCTGGAAACCTTAGTATAAACCTATTTTGTCTTTTTGGTTCATAAGGAAAAGGCATTTTAATTAATAAATCAGCCATAATATGTTTTTTTTATTTTTTTTATAATATTTATTATTATCTTTGTTATGAGTCCATTCTCATACATTTTATAAATATCAAGTAAATAGAAAAATATATGGATTTATTAATTTTTTTTACAACTGACAATAAATCTGGCTATAAGACCAAAGAATCATTTCTTAAAAACAACCATAATGATTTATATGAAAAAATCATTAATTACACCACACATTTAACATCTATATCATTTAAACAAAAAATATGGCACTACATTAATCAGGTTAAAGAAATTCCAACCTGCAAGAAATGTGGGGTAAATTTAAAGTTTAAAAGATCCTTAACTGAAGGTTATGGACTTTATTGTTCTTTGCTTTGCACAAACTCTGATATTGAACATATAAATAAAATTAAAATAACAAATACAGAGAAATATGGTGGTAATTCCCCAAATTCTTCAAAAGAAATTAAGGCAAAAGTAGAAGCCACCACAATGTTAAATTATGGAGTTACAAATATATTCTTTGATACAGAATTAATTAAACAAAGAACAATTGAAAAATATGGAGTTGACCATATTTCAAAATTAGATAAAGTAAAACAAAAAATAGCAGAAACAAATATTAAAAGATATGGTGTTAGCACCCCAATCTTATTAAAGGAAAGTAGAAATATAAAAACTAAAAAATCATCAATTAATTTTGAAAAAAAACATAATAATTTAAATATTGTAAATTCTGTTGGTAACAACATTGAAATAATATGTGATATTTGTAATAAGCAATACTCAATTTATAGGAGTTTATTATATTATAGGCATGAAAATAAAGTAAATCCTTGTACATTATGTAATCCAGCAGGTGAATTTTCATCAATTAAAGAAAATGATTTATGTGAATTCTTGAATAATAATAATATTGAATATATTAAAAATGATAGAAATATTTTAAATGGTAAAGAAATTGATATCTATATCCCCAAACATAACTTAGCCATTGAATTCAATGGGGTTTACTTTCATTCAAATGTATTCAAAAAAAATAATTATCATTTAGAGAAAACAGAAATTTGCAATTCAAATAATATCCAGTTAATTCATATATTTGAAGATGAATGGGATTGCAAAAAAGAAATTGTTAAAAGCATATTGTTAAACAAATTAAACAAAGTTGAACATAAGATTTATGCTAGGAAGTGCAATATCAAATTGGTTAAAACAAAAGATAAATCAAAATTCCTTAATGAGAATCATATTCAAGGTATGGTTGGAAGTTCCATTAACCTTGGATTATATTATAATGATGAATTGGTATCTTTAATGACATTTGGAAAAAAGAGAATTGCTCTGGGTAATAAAATTAAAAATGATAAAGAATATGAACTTCTTAGATTTTGCAATAAATTAAATACTTCTGTAGTAGGGGGTGCATCAAAATTATTAAAATATTTTATTCAAACATATAACCCAGCAGAAATTTTAAGTTATGCTGATAAAAGATGGAGTAATGGAAATTTATATAAAAAATTGGGCTTTGTTGAAGTTAAATCAACTAGCCCAAATTATTTTTATATTGTTAATAAAAAAAGAAAACATAGATTTGAATTTAGAAAAGACATCTTGGTTAAGAATGGTTTTGATTCAACCAAAACAGAATTCCAAATTATGGAAGAAAGGGGTATTCCAAGAATTTATGATGTTGGTAATTTTGTATTCAAATTAAATTTTTAAAATATTTTAATTTTTTTTTAAAAAACACTATTTACTTTTTTTCTATCAAATCTATATATTGTATTATATATTATAAGTTATAATATAAACTATAATATAACTTTATACTTTTTCTTTAGTACCTTTATTTGTTGAATATATTGTTAATTCTGGTTTATTCATACTATTCTTCATTGTTTCAATATTTTTCATATCATCATCAGAAAATCCAATTGAGAATTTCAATGATTCACCAGAAACTTCATTTTTAAATTCAAATGCTTTTTTAATTTGATTAGCCATTTCTTTACAATAATCATAAAATTCCTTTAATGCTTTCACTTTTTCTACTTCTGGATTAGCAGCACTACCAGAACCAAATGAAACCGGATAGAATTTACATAAATCCAAATATTCATCAATTATATCAATATCAGTTTGACTTGGGATTAAATCTCTATATTTATTAAGATTATGTATAACTTTATCTTTAATAATCCCATCAAATTCTTCTTCAATATATATTTTAACTGCTTTTTTCAATGTTTCAGGATTATGTCCCCTTGCTGTGATAATTGAGAAAATGGATCCATTATTAACTGCTTCTTTGAAATCATCAAATGCTGGACCAACTTTTGCAATCATAATATCTCGTAAGAATTGTTCATCACCTGTAACTGTAAATTGTCTAAATGGTAAATCAGCATAACCAACAATTGTAGTCCCTCTATATTTAAATTCATTTTTTCCAACATCACCTCTATATTTTGCAAAGTCATGTGTTGACATTCCAACTTCATCATCATTATTATCAAGTAATATTATTTCTGTTGGCATATATACAATATTGTCATCCCAGTCAAAAGCATAATACTTCATATCTGGAGTTGATTTTTCATTAAATTCTTTAATTATCTTCATATTATTTTATTTTATTTTATAAATATTTATAAACCCAAAAAAAAAATGGTTGCCCAAATTTAATGAGCAACCAAGTTAATTTAAAATTCCTCTATAATAATTGGAAGGTTCTCTGTTTTGAATTTCCAAAACTCTGCCATAAATTGTGCTCTAAACTTATACTTAGGGTCTGTATGATAACCAGATTCATAAACACACTTGCATATGCTTTCATATAATTGTTTCTTTGGTAATTTATAATTTGCTTTCTTGCACTCATAATATCTACCTGAATTTAATACTTTAGCCCAAGCCTCAATTCCTTCTTGAGTATTTTTTGCACTCATAAATTTTGCTTTCATAGTTACATTTTTTCCCCTTATCACTTCATAGGTTTTATATGTCACAGAACCGTACCCCTTAAATGCCTTCATTCCCCCCGCATTTGCGTGCAGTCGCCATAAGTTGGTCTCAATGCCATTAGTGGTTGCCTCAATGATAAAGAATGAATAGAGCATAGATATGGGGAATTCTGTCAATAGATGTAAATTCATTAACATACTCTCATAATGAAATGCCATCCACATTCTTCTCATCTGAACTAAAGTAGCATTATCCAAATTTCTAAATCCATTAGTTTTTAGATGTTTTCTTAATTCAGTTTTACTCATATGTCTAATATCATAAACATATGACCTTTTTGAATAAGCATCCTCATTAATTATTGTTACACCTTCAATTGCATCATTTTCTGGTATAATTGGTTCAGTAGTTTCAACTTTCACTTTAATTGGTTCAGCAGTATCAACTTTCACTTTAATTGGTTCAATTACTTTTTCAATAAAAACTGTTTCTTGTTGAATTAATGGTGTAAATGATTGTTTTTCATATTTAATTTTGCTTGGGGTATATATTACACCCAATAAAAATGAACCCCATAATCCAAATGCAATATACATTGCAACATTGGGGTTGTTCTTTGGTAAAGTATTTTTTTTCATTAATTTATATATTATATAAAAAAATAATACTTGATATAATAAAAGTAAACTAATTGCCCCTATCATATAAAAAAACCCCAAATAATAAAAAACCCCCACTTCTATTTTGAGGTGGGGGTTTTTGGTGTAAAATTACATCATTATATATCTTCAAACGAAGCACCAGTAGGTGTAATCACGAATTCGAGTGAGATAAATTCTAGCGAGCGAGTCGGCTTGATGTAGATTTTACCACTCATTGTATTTCTATCAATATCCTCTGGGTCATTTGAAACTGTAACACGGAAATCAGTTAAACCACGATCCCTTCTAATACCATCTAGGATTGGATTTACCGTATCCAAAAACTGTTGGCGTACTATCTGGTCATTTTGTTCAAAAAGAAGCCTCACAGCAACCGCAGAGATTAATTTACGTGCTTGCAATAACAACCTACGAACATTAATTCTATTTAATGCTGATTCTCTAACTTGCAAGGTTTTATTTCCCCAAATCACAGTATTAACATCAGAGAATGTAGCAATTGGATTTATTCTTCCTTGATATAATGTATCTCTATCATCTTGGGTTAACTTTAACCTTGCCTTAACAGAATTAACCAATCCTCTATTATAACCTGCTGATGCAAACCAGGGGAATGCCACATTATCAGTTAATGCCAAATTCCTACAGACTTCTGCTGTTGGTGGAATATAAACTTGGGTATTATTTACTTGGTCTCTAACCAAAATCCAAGGGTAATATGTTGCAGTATAATTTGAATCAATATTTGTTTCCTCCAAAGAAACAATTGATTCTTGGGGATAAATAACATTATTGACATCAGTTGTTAATAAATTTGCATCAGGTGTTGTAACAATATAAATTGAATCCGCTCTATCACTTTCAACCATATCTATAGCATTTTCAACCAAGTTGCTATTATTAATATAATCAATACCTGGTGTAACAAAAATATTTATATTTGTTGATTCTGGATTTTGATATGTTAAAATACCTTTAAGATATGCATAATAATCTGTTGTTGCAAATTCAACTGAACCATCACCATCTGTAATTTGTTTAAATGTTCCTTGTCCTGTTGCTGCTGAATATTTGCCAGGTACAGATAATGCACCCCTCATATAATCAATACCACCAATTTGATATGTATCACCATTTGTTCTTCTTTCAGAATAAATGTCCCATCCATCAAACCCCCCCTCAAATAATAAGGTGAACTTTCTTGAATATAAGTAATAATATGGATTTGAATTTGTTTCTGGTTCTGAATTAAAACTTCCACTGCCAACCTCAAAGGCTGTTTGACCACTTGTTGTATAACTATTTGCTATAGTAACAACTGTTGCACCTGAATCCATATGAAAACCTTTTGTAATCACATTCCATTCTGACCCATCTGCAATAATGCTTGCTGGATTTTGCTTACCCTTATAAGATAATAAAGAATTATCATAACCATAATTTGTTGAAAATCCAAGATATGTTCTTTTTACATTATCAGCAGGTACAGCATTTGATGCAGCAAATGGTTCATTGTTAACAACCTCATTATTATAATAATATCTTGTTTTATATAATAAATTTGGTGTTAATGCACTACCATACTTTCTGTGGGGATAACCCATAAATCCACAAGGAATTGCATCAGATGGGAATTCATCTCCCATTTCAAGCATAATATATTTTGAAACCAAATTATATTTGCCATCACTTGTTCCAATCTTTTTTCCAATAAAACTATTTTGTGATTCATCTAGTGTACAATTTGTATATTTCTCCAATACAACTGGTGCAGAATCTGAATCATAATAACTTCTAACCAATACATCAAATGTTCTATTCTTAAATGACATATTAATAATTGAAACCTTAACTTCAGTATTTGCTGAATTTCCATCAGATATTGAAATGAATTTGAATAAGTTATAAACTTTATTTCCTCTCAATTCAGAAACAACAAATGGCGTTTTTGGTGATTGATATTTTTCAAGATACCAACCAATTGAAGATGAACCCCCAGTTCTTGCATCACCCAAATAAGTTAAAGTTGGTTTTAATCCTCTAATATAACCAAGTCTATATGCTTGATTTAATAGTGTTGTATAGTGTTCTTCAACAAATATTGGAACATCATTTCTATCTTTCCCAAAATTATCAACACCCAATACATTTGCAATATAATTTGAATTGGTATTTTTTAATGACACATTAAATGTGTAATTAGTGTT